CACACTTACTGCCTACCGGCTGAAGGTTGTTGACCTAGGCACATACAACGAGCAGATCAACACCGACACTGAGCAGTACGAGTCAATAACGTTTAGCCTGCCAGATCAGTACAAGCAAGTACTATTTCTGATCGACCGGCCTAACCCCGAGAAACAGCTAACCGATCATGGCTTAGTCAACTATGACGACTGGGTTGACATCGACTGGCTAACAAGAAGTGGATCACCTACTGAGGTACTCGACTTCTTACAAGCACTACCAGAGTACGAACCAAGAAAAGAATCGTTTGTCCTTGAGGGCAACTTATGGAGAACAAAGGAGACAGCATGAGCACCACAGAAACACGAGCACTGATCGACGAGGCTAAGGCCAAGTTAGTTAGCAAGCCAAAGGCATCAAAGACTAATGCAAAGGCAGTCGAGGCAACTGATGCCAACACAGCTAACGCATTACTAGCACAGCGATCTGAGATCTACGATGCCAAGAAGAAACTCGAGGCAGAGCTAGCTGAGATCGACGCAATCATCAAGGACATGATCGGCAACAACGACGAGCTACTTATTCACGGCGCGAAGGTAGCATCCATCGCAAGATGGAAAGAGACATCGCTGATCACTGACAAGGTGAAAGAGCTATTCCCACTAACAGAGTACCCAGACATCTACAAGCGCATTGCCAAGTCAAGAATGACGGTGCACTAATGAGCGAAGGAGGACTAATTAGTGAGCAGTTTCACAGCATCATCACTGACAGCGCAATCAGATCATTCAACCAAGGACACAACGCTGGTGTGATCGACGAACGCATTCGCGTGATGGAGCTCATCAACGAGTACAAAGTCTCGGCTACAACAGCTGATGGCAATTACACAGTTGAGTCATTCACCATCACACCTAGCGAGCTACTGAAGCTAGTAAAGGCGAACTGATGGGCTACATCTGGATCCATGAATCCTCAGGCACATCGAGATTTGTGGATGCCAAGTACCTACCACCGTGCAACACATGCGGTAAGCAATTAGATCTATGCCCTAAACACGATAAGGAGAATGAAAATGGCAAAGATGGCATCACTCCACGCGGAGATGACAACAATAACTGAACCAGAGCTATGCGAGTATTGTGGCGACACAATAGACGACTGCATCGACGCCGGTGAATGCAACTACGGCATCGCTGACGACAATTGCTCACTATGCAGATTCGAGTGCATGTGTGATGCAAAGTACGAAGACTACAAGGATCAGTTAGCCAGTGATTACTTTGACAGCCTTTAGCGGACACCACCAACTACGCGAATGGCTATCACTGAATGACGCTATCGACGCTGAGGCTGGACAGATCCCTTGCCGACAAGCACCGGATCTGTACTTCCCAGACAAGATAGGAGACGGCATGGGCTATGACGCTACTCATTTGAAGTTGGCGATCAAATCCTGCCAGTCTTGCCCGGTGATCAAACAGTGTGCTGAATACGCAATCAGACACAAAGAGACAGCCGGCATCTGGGGTGGCATGAGTACATCACAGCGTAAGGCACTTTGGATTTGAGTATTTATACCGACGTGCTATTTGATTACCAAAAGCTCGCGGTTGATCGGATAGTAGAGCGAGAGATCGCCCTGCTAGCTGATCAGCCCGGGCTGGGTAAAACGCTTGAGGTGTTATCGTCTCTCGAGGAGCTTGGCCTATTCACTAAGCCTGGCCAGATGACCTTAGTGCTCACGCCGATCGTTGCTGCCCAAACAGCATGGCGAGACACTATTGAGCGCTACTTGATGCCATCCACACCGGTTGAGATTATTGACCTGTCTTATGGCACCACACCACAGCGCGTGAAGCGCTACCAAGAGGCCATGCAATCTCAATCTGGCCTGCCTGCTATCGTAATCGCTAACCATGCGCTCATCGAATGGAAAAGAGGCAAAGGTCCTCGGATCCCAGAGCTATTCGAGACACACTTCTCAGCGATTGTCATCGACGAGTCGCATCTAGTTCTACCAATCTTGAACGACCGCAAGATGACTACATTCTGGCTAGGCCTAGTCAAGTTCAATTACGTACAGCATCGCATCGCAGTGTCTGGTACACCTGACCGAGGCAAGCTTGAGAACCGGTACGGCACATACAAATTCTTACGACCTGCATCATTCGCGAAGCACACACGCTGGGCATGGCTCGAGCAAAACTTCTGGATTTATGAGAAACAGGTGGCACGCAATCGAACGATCAAAGCAGTCGGCACACTCAAGAGTCCTAAGCGTTGGGCTGACATGGAAGACGATGTGATCATCCGGCGCACCAAGAAAGAAGTACTGAAGGATCTACCGGACAAGCAGTACAACTATGTCGAGATCGAGCTCACCAAAGAACAAAAGGCTGACTACGGTCAAGCTATCAAGCACGCTTACGAAGAGAAGCAGAAGGCACTCGAGGAAGATCGCATGACAGCATCGGCCATGGTGTTCGCATTGCGAGCGCGACAAATCTCATCCTGCCAATGGACCAAGGATCCACAGAACCCGATCCCTGTTGTCGGTGGCAAGTCTGCCAAACTTGACTGGCTAATTGATTGGCTCAATGAGCGTGGCTTTGACGAAGGTCAAGGTAAGGTTGTTATTGCCAGCCAATTCTCAATGGTGCTTGGTTGGTTGCAAAAAGAATTGACACCGCTTGGCTACAACTCAGCGGTGATAGACGGCAGTACTCCCCAAACGATGCGCACCCAATTGCAACGAGACTTCCAAGATGGAGATCTCAACATTGTGCTTTTGTCTGGTCGCATGGGTGTCGGCATCACGCTCGATGCTGCTGATGATTTGATCATGTTTGATCTACCTTATGATCCTGACATGATCGAACAAATCGAGGACCGGATTCATCGTGCCTCGAGAAATCACCAAGTGGTGATCTGGAACCTGCTAGCTATCGGAACCATCGACCAAGCGGTGGCACTCAAGGTATCAAAGCGGTACCAGATCACCCGGGAGTCTATGGATGGCCGGCGTGGCATCGACTTTGAGAAGAAGATCCTTGAGAAGATCCGCGTGTTGAATAAAATGTCGGAGGGTCATGATAGTGTAATGGTCTCAGAAGGAGAGAAAAATGGCTAAAATTACCATCCTCGGAGTAGAGGAAGCTGACTACGATGGCAAGGATCAGATTGCCCTAGCATCAGCACAGGCATGGATCGCTCGCATACCTGAACTGTTTGTGACTGAACGATCTAAACAGATCGAGATCGGTATCAGCGAGGTCGGCATGGACTGCCGTAAATGCGTTGCTCGCAAGCTAGCCAAGACACCTCGCGACATCGATGGCGCGTGGTTCCCATTCATTGGCACAGCAGTGCACGATGCTCTTGAGCGCGGGTTCAATGAGCGCTACCCCCTTGATTACAAGCTTGAGGAACGACTATTCGTTCACGAGTACAAGGATCTAAAACTTACCGGATCATGCGACATGATGGCCTTCACGGGCGATGCAGGATGGTCCGGAATTGTCAATGATTGGAAGGTCGTTGGTGATTCTGCTCTTGCTGAAGCCCGTAAAGGGAAGATCAAGGAGCAATACAGAATCCAGGCAATGCTTTACGGCTATGGCTGGGAACAAAAAGGCTACAAGGTTAGCCACGTATCACTTACATTCCTGCCTAGGGATGCGAAACTCGAGGATGCAGTCGTCACGATGCTTCGCTATAAAAAAGAGATCGCAACTGAGGCGCTAGCAGAGCTCGAGTCTTTGATCGACGCTGCTGAGTTAGTTGGCTGGGACAAGGTGATAGAGAAACAACCGAAAGCAAGCTTCTGCTTTAGTTGCCGTCGGTACGAACAAACAAATCATTCTGACGTTGAGTCGATGATCTAAACTATAAAAACTAAGGAAACTATAAAATGAATGAAATGAATGAGAACCTACCAAGTGTTGACGACCTACTTGCAGGTGGTGGCTCTAAGTCACTATCTTTCAAGGACTTTAAAGTCGGCGATTCTTATGAAGGAACCATCGCTGGATTGCGCACTGTACAAGTTCGCAACTACGACGACCCTACAAAGCTAGAGTTTTGGGATGACGGTAAGCCAAAGCTACAGATCGAAGTCACCCTAGACACTGATTACAAGGATGCAACTGACGACGAAGACACCGGCGAGCGCCGTGTGTTTTTGTTTGGACAGAAGCTAACCGCTGCAAAAGAAGAGTTGAAGCGCAAGGGCATGGCCAAGCTTGAGATTGGATCCAGGTTCAAAATCACTCTTACTGGAACCAAGCCAGCTAAGAACCCTCGCTACAACGATGTCAAGCTATACGGCATCGAGCTCAGCCCAGCAACCTCCAACCCAGCAGTGGACGCTCTACTAGCGTCTGGTGCCTCTGAGGTAAAGGGTGCTAAAATAGAGAAGTTGACAACAAAGCAGGTGGGTATTGCAAACACCTTGCAAAGTAATGGCTTTGATGCAACTGAAATTGCAGAAAACCTAGGAGTTAGTGTTGAGGCAGTAAACGCCTCCCTAGTCTTCTAACAAAAACGTGTGACGGGCTTCGTCCTTTCCCTCCTTTCAACGGAGCCCGTCACACTCTTATCGAAAGGATTATCGTGGACTCACCATCCCTCTTCAAAGAGCTTCTCTACCGGCTCGGTCGCAATGACGACGATGCCGTAACAATTGCATACCAATCGCCATCACAGCGATTCACTGCAAAGACGATCAAGGTCGACCTAGTTGACTCAGTGGTCGACGCGCTCGACGATCTTGGCAACAACATCTGGTTCGAGATCAACCCATCATCAGTGACTGGTAGAGCAACAGCGCAAGACATCACTAGGCTTGCAGCTTTCTACATTGACATCGACTACAAAGATGGTGGTGCTGGATCAGCGCGCAACGCTAAAGAATTTATGGATATGCTTACCTCGTTGATCGGGGTTGGACCTAGCGCAATTGTGTTCTCAGGCCATGGCATTCAGCCTTACTGGTCTATCGACATCGAAGAAGAATACGACTTTGGCTTAGCTCAGGGAGTGCTAAACCGATGGGGTGTCTTTACTAAGTTCCTAAGTGGAACGATGGGCATCAGTTTAGACTCAGTGTTTGATCTACCTAGGATCTTCCGTGTCCCAGGATCCCAGAACATGAAAGACGCCGAGAATCCCGTAAGAGTTAGCGCACTCTTCCCTAAAGACTGGCGTCCGATCTCGATCAATGAGATCAATGAGATCCTTATTGCTCACGGCATTACCAACGAACACAGCCTGCCAGATAGCTATGATCCAGTGCAGACTTCAGATAAGTGGCAGTTTGCTGCTAACGATTGCCAGTTCACCCCAACACTTTACGCTGGCATCAGACCTACCAATGGTGTCCCTAAGAGCAGACACGGCTGGCTATTGCAACAGCTTGTCTTGGTTCATGCTGCACACCGAAACGGTTGCATTACTCCAGACACCAAGGACGATCTAGTAAAGCGCGCAGGCGAGCGCTTTGAGTACTTCCTGACCCAGGGTCTTGCAAGAGAGATGCACCAAGGTGAAGTAGCCTCGGCATCTAGATGGGCTGTAGCAAAGGTAGAAACATTTAGCGATGAAAAGCTTCGCAATGAGCTAAGACAACACTCACACTCGGATTTTTTAGTCGGCGACCCAACCAGCGTCCTTGGGGAGCCATCAGCCAACGTTGAGCGTTCCGGAGAAGAGATGGCACTTCTCTACGAGAGCACTTACGGTACTTATGGACGCACTGATGCAGCTAACGCTAGACGCTTAGTTTATTTCTCTGAGGGCAAATTTAAGTACGTGCCTGATGTTGGATGGTACTTCTGGGATGGCGGACGCTACACTTTTGATAAGGACAAGTCCATCATGCAGATGGCAATTGATGCTGCTCAGTTTGTAGAGCAAACTCAAATATCGGGAGACCAGCTCAAGTGGGCCCAGGGATCTTCTAACAAGGAAAGGATAGTAAATGCAATCACACTTGCCGGTACGGATCCAGAAGTCTTGGTACAGGCTATCGACCTGGATGCGCAGGCAAATGATCTATGTACGCCAAACGGCGTGGTTAATCTCCAGACAGGGGAAATTAGGCCGGCTATTAAAGGCCTTGACCTTAACACACGTCAAACTACAGTTGCTCCTAAGAAGATCAACACACCTATCTGGGATGCATTCCTCAAAGAAGTTCTACAAGACGAAGAGAGGGTTAGCTACCTGCAGGAGTTGCTTGGAGCCTCTCTATTCGGAGACGCCAGGTATCATGTGCTTCCTGTGCTCGCTGGATCCGGAGCTAACGGAAAATCCACGCTTCTAGATGTAGTTGCAGGTATTCTTGGAGATTACTCAGCATCAATGCCTGAGAACTTCTTGCTTGACACAAACTCGAGCGCTCACCCAACTGAGATCGCTCGCTTGCGCGGTGTTCGTTTTGCCATGGCATCGGAAACTCGGCCTGACGGTAAGTTCAACGAGTCGCGTGTAAAAATGCTGACCGGTGGCGACATGCTATCGGCACGTTTTATGAATAAGAACTTCTTTGACTTCAAACCAACACACACGTTGTTCCTAGCTGTAAACCACTTGCCTGCTGTTAAATCTGGTGGAGATGGATTCTGGCGAAGACTTCGCAAGATGGACTTCAAAGTAACGATTCCAAAGGATCGCCAGAAAGAAAACTTTGCTCAGTTGATGATCGAAACTGAAGGCGCGGGCATCCTGCACTGGATAATCGAGGGAGCAGTACGCGTAACGGTTCAGGGCTTCAACGAGCCAAACAGCGTTCTTCTATCTACCCTTGAGTACCGACACGAAGAAGACCACATCGCTAAGTTCCTTGATGAGCGTGTTGTGACTGCATCCAACGGTAGTGCTACCAAGACTGCAGTCTTCAATGCCTATCGTGACTGGTGTGATGACAATGGTGAGCGCCCGATTACCCAGAATGCCTTGAACCGCGAGGTTCGCTCACGCATGAACGTGCCTGAGGTAGAATTAATGGGTATCAGAATGTTTAGTGGCATCGAGCTGTTGAACCTGAAGCCAACGCCTAAAGACATGGCGGGCGAGGAAAAAGATGAGTACTGGCGGTGATTTCTGCTTTAGTTGCAGATCCGGCTTCCACAATGAATGCCACGAGGCGTGGTCAGATGCCGTCCAGGAGTGCTGCTGTGGAGGCGAAATAGTATTTACCGCTAGTGGAGAGGTAAAGTCCGCTGGTGACGTTATAGAGGGCGACAAGGACAGTGGGTACGTTGATGACGGGTACGAGGCTTACAAAGACATTGACAAGTACAAGGACCCTCTATCTACAGGTAGAAAACGTGCTGCGCAGATGTATCCAATTGAGGTTGGGATGGTCTGTGAATGGGCTAATCTCGCCAAAGCAGGCGGTGGTGTGGTTCCTATCGTGGGTTGCGTTGGTCGCCCTGCTAGCGATCGCCATCACGGTCCTGACAAAAATACAATGAACAATGCTCCGGGCAACGTGCACCGGATCTGTGATTACTGCCACAACACTTGGCACGCTGTAAACGATACTCACTATGGAGATCGCCCAGATCACACGCTACCATTCGTACCAGAAGGCGCGTATGAGGCACATGATCCTATAACCAAGGCAACCACCCAAGAGCTTCTAGACGCTGAGAAAAGGCGTGTAGAGGACGCTACCAAGTAAGGAACAAAATGTCAGTAGTCATTTATACCCTCCCATCCTGTGTCCAGTGCGACACCAGCAAGCGCCTGATGAACCGATTAGGGATTGAGTATGAAGAGATTGACATGAGCAAAGACGAGGCTGCCGTTGAGTACGTCAAGGAGCTTGGCTACACTGCTGCGCCAATTATTGTAAATGGCACTACCCATTGGAGCGGTTTCCGAATGGAAATGATCAACGGCCTAAAACTACCCAAGCCTAAAGGCGTCTAAGACTTCTTAGAAGTAAACTTCTGTCCTCTGAAGTAAGCAACACCTTCATTGATCTGCACTAACTCAAAGTATGGCTTCTCGTCTTCAATAGTGACGATGAGTATTCCGTTTTGCCAGTTTTCATAGTACCTGGCCGAAGTTCCGTCAATGTTTGTGGATCCATTAACGCTAGGAACCGCTCCGTCAACTCGACATAAGCAGCCCGGACTAACGGCGACAGACTTGATAGATCCGTCACGGTTAAAGACTGTCTTGGACTGAATCTCAAGTCGGTGGGAGTGTCCAAAAATAGTTGAAATGTGTGGGTCTGCGTTTGTATAGGCAGCTGCAGTAGATCCGTTGGATCTTGCTTTAGTTCCATGAATAGCTCTGAGGCTATCGGTGAGCCAGTATGCTCCGGCTGGGTAGGCGTCAATGTACTGCACTCCGATCTCATCAAGTCTCAGAAGGTAAGGAATGCTCATTACCGGAAGCTCATTTGCATTAGCTCGCTTTAGTCCCCATGCGCTAGCAGCGTTGATCATAATGAACTTCTCTAGCCTGCGATCGTGATTACCTTCAATCAGAACTATCTCAGCATCAGGGCCAGCTGCAGCACGCTGCTCCTGCAAAAACTTATGGCCCCTGTCAAATGCTGATTGGGTAGTGCCAGCGAATGCTGCCTCTTGCTCAAAGCGACCCTGGCTTGGTAGATCCAAGAAGTCACCCAAGTTGATTATGCCGTCAACGCGATCGTTATGGTAAAGCCAATTGGTAATCTGTAGCGCAACATCCATTGCAGCTTCATCATGGAATGGCAACCACTGGCCGGCTATGTGACGATAACCGATCTGTGGATCTGGCAGTACCGACCATACTTTGTGGCTTGTACGGGCCTTACGAGGTTCTTTAGGGTTGTTTATGTAAACCGGCTTAGCCTGCGCTACTAGCGTCCATTTGGGCTGTGGGGTTAGGTCATCTAACACAGATACACTTCCCTGTTCTATGGCGTCTAGTTTGATCGTCGTTTGCCTTGAATCCGCGATCGGTTAGAGCTCTAGCAAGTTCAGTATGGCCCCAGCGGGCATCGGCAAGGTTGTCTAGAAAGATCTGCATGTCAGCCTTGTCTAGCTGATCCATGGCGTTTCTTATAAAAGCGCAAAGCGTCTCTTTTTCAGGTGGGGTAAGGCCCTCTAGCATGATTGTCTCCTTCATCTAGCTATTGAAGGTTAGCCTAGCAGGCTAAGCCTGGATCTTGTCCAGCGTGTCGCTAGATTACTAAAGTCGCTGCTTCAGCTTCAGTTAGCGGCTCACCGGCTACTAGCTT